TCACTCCTTTTTATGATTAGGGTAGTGGCAGGGTAGCGTCCAGGTTTGGGCTTGAACAGGTTGGCGCCATAAACGAACGCTAAGGGGCCTGTGAGGTCGTAATTTCAGGTGCCGGGATTTGCCGCCGCGTTTGCCCAGAGGGTTCAGCGGCCAGCCTTTCGTATAAGCCTTTACGCAGAAGCCCCGGAAAAACCGGGGCTTCTTTGCATTCACTTCGTCAACACTGCGCGTTAAGTCGTCAAGGCCGCGCTTGAGGCTCTTGATGCCACTTTTCTGCCGATCGATGGTGTTTTTCCGCTCCTCAACCATACGTTTGAGGCTCGACAGCTGACTGTCGCTGGTACTCGAACTCCACCCATCCTTACGTTTAAAGTCCCTGTAGATCACTGATCTTTCGAGCTTTTTCACCCTGGTCTGCGCACAACAAAGCTACTTTGCGGCCTTGCGCATACGCGCCTGGATCTATATATTCCCAACCCTGCTACACCGCGCTACCGCCCGAATGGCGAAACTGGTAGACGCATGGGACTTAAAATCCCCCGCTCGTAAGGGCGTCCCGGTTCGATTCCGGGTTCGGGCACCAAGGATATCAAGGGCTTGCCGGGGAAACCTGGGCAGGCCCTTATCTTTTATGTTCCGCAATTCTGAGATCTGTTCCGCAATTCCCCCGCCCCGGCGTCCTGCCGACCGAACACAAACTCCCCAAAGAACACCGACTGCTACGCTGTTCACTCAACCAGAGGAACGCCAATGCCCAACTCAGATCTGCTCCCTTCGCTGCTTGCCAAGCTCTACGAAAACCAGCTTGCCTTGGAAGCCTCCATCATGGAGCTATCGAACTGGGTGGAGCAGCGTGGGTCAGCAGATGTCGCCGAGAACATCCGGGGCGCACTGCACACCATCGACGAGAACGAAGAGTTCATAAAACTCACGCTGGCCGTGCTGATGTCACCGGAGTAACACTACAGCTCGTCGCCTTGAATCGCGTAACCATGGATCCTCGATTACTGTGCGCACATACAGTATTCGGATTTACCCCCCATGAACATCGACGAAGACACCTCGGCGTGGCTTGGCTGCCCGACGCCCCTGGAAATGTACAAGCACCATTGCTCCCTGCTGGAAGACGAACTGACCCAAACACAGGCGATGCTCCGTAAAGCTCGGGCGAACATCGCAGGCCTGATTCAGTTAAGCGATGACCTAGCCACTGGCAAGATATCCGCCGAGAACGCGCTCAATAAAGCGCGCTCGGAGGTTTCCAGGCTCAACCGCGAAAACTCGGAAATGGACAGGAAGATAAACGGCCTTCTGACCGTGGCCGAGCAGCGCGATCACCTATTCAGGGAGAACCAGGAACTTCTTAGTCAGATTCGCGAGGCTAAAACTACGAGCAGGAGCTAGGCTGGGTTGGTGCGCGGAGGTGCAAACCATGTGCGGAAGATTGACGCAGTACCGAGGAATCCACGACTTCGTAGCAGCACTGAGCATGCCCAATGCTCTGGCGAACTCCGTGGGTGATCAGCCGATTGAGCGTTACAACGTGGCGCCCTCAACTGCGGTTGCACTTCTGCACCTGCAGGGCGACTTGCTCCACGCCGATCCAGTTCGCTGGGGCTGGCGCCCGCATTGGGCAAAAGACCGCGCCGCGCCGATCAATGCCCGCGTGGAGAAAGTGGCCCACGGACCGTTCTTCCGGTCGCTATGGCCACATCGTGCGATTACTCCCATCGACAACTGGTTTGAGTGGGTAGATGAAGGCGGGGCAAAGAAGCAGCCCTACCTCATCCGCCGGCGGGATCGTGCACCCATATTCTGTGCCGCCATCGGCCAGCTACCGGATGCTGATGAAGGCCCGGGCGAACATGATGGCTTCGTGATCATCACCGCCGACAGCGCCGGGGGAATGGTGGACATTCACGACCGGCGCCCTGTGGTGCTGACCCCGGACTTGGCGCGGGAATGGTTGGACCCAGCCACGCCCAAGGAGCGAGCCGAGCAGATGGTGCTTCACCAGGGTGAACCGTCTGAGGTGTTCGAGTGGTTCAGGGTCGATACGGCTGTGGGCAACGTGCGCAATAAGGGGCCCGAGCTGATTCAACCGATCAGCGAGTAAGAGCCCTGACGTACGCCTGACAAGCACGCAGCGCGATTATGGCGTTATCCCCATCATCGGTGATGCGGATAATTCTTTGAGAATGCGCTGGGTCAAGTTGGGCTCGGCGGGCTGCATGAACCACGCCGACGGTGCCGGGGGTGGTAGGCACGTTGCAGCCACTGGCTGAGTCCTCGATGAGGACTGACAGCCGGACATCAGCAGTAGCAAGCTGGTCACGCAGGCGAGCCTGGTTGTGCTGGGCATCGGATAATTCCTTGGTGTGTTGTTGGTCTTGGCCGGCGAGCGTTTGCTCCAACGTCAGGCGCTTCTCTGTTTCGTCTCGGGCCTGCTTGGCGGCGGCGGTGCCTATCAACGACAGGTCATCCTTATATAAGTCGGCCTGCTCGGCGAGCTTCTTGCCAATCCGCCACTCTTGAACCTGCCAGGTGACGCCGGCAGCGCTGGCCATCAGCCCCAGGATCAGCAGCGCCAGCCCGAGCAGCTTCTGCAAAGGCGTCATCACGGCACATCCTTGAAGAAGATGTGGTGACCGAGTCGCAGCGTCTGCTTGGCCTTCGCCGCCCATGCCGGGGCCCTGGGCATCGTGGTTGCGTAGTAGTGCGTGGCGCCACCGGTTGGATCCGGCACCGAACCAGACATCACCTGGTCAGCCGCACGCTGCGCCTGGGCGAACTGCGCTGCCGGGATCGGCTTCACGCCACTGAGGTAGGCGTAGTTCGGGTCGTTCTGGTTCCAGCAGCTGAACTGCCATGGCTTCAGGCACACGCCGGCGTATCCCTCCCCCCACCAGGAGTTGGCCTTGCCGTCGAACACACGGTTGCGGATGGTCCAGGCCACGGCTATCTGGCCGGCCAGCCCTTCCCCGCGGGATTCGCCGTACAGCGTGCGCGCCAGAATGTCTCGATCTTTATCCGTTGCAGTCATGCTTTTCTCCAGAAATGAAAAAGCCCGCAGATGCGGGCTACAATGTGGTCTTTAGTGGGGTGCCGCGAATGAAGCAAATATGTGTTTTGAGTGCCACGATTTCGCATGCGAGAGCGCATGGCGGAGTAGACATCTTGGTTGAGGGCCTTGAGCCGCTGCCAATCAATCTCGACAAAATCACGGCCGCTGATATAGAAAGAGTTGCCGCATGGGCTGGCGACAAGGCTGTAGAGCAGCCACCATACGGCTCTGTAGGGCTTAGGCTCAGCGCTGGCGAATATTAACGACGCTGTCCACAGCGATCATGCTTTTCTCCAGGCAAAATAAAACCCGCTCAAGGCGGGTGGCAGTGTTCGGTGACTTATCAGGCAGGTCGGATTGGGCGCTTGGTAATGTCGGGGAATTCAGCGTTGGTGTCGGTCCAGTTGCTGACCTGACCTCGGTACTTCAACCACTGCTTTCGGGTGCCAGGCAAAAGATCCGCCGGCGGCACATCTGCATCAGCCTCTTCGATGGCCTCCAACTGGCGAGCAACAACAGGAAGTTCGGTGACGCGCCAGGCGCTCTCAGCAACGGCCCGCAAATCATCTTCTGTTGGCAGAGGGATCGGCTCCAGAGTCGGCATGCCCGACTCATCCAGCACAATGCTGTTGCCCTCCCCGCGACCATCAAGTAAGCGGCAATACTCTTCATCCGTCAGAAGAACAAAACCTTCTTGATCTTCAGATTGAAAAGTCATCGTCTCGGGATCGAAGTACATATCAAATTCCTTTCGCGTACCAAGTCACATTGATCGGCGTATTAGCGTGCCCCGAAGCAATCCTGAACTGAGTCAAGCTTATCGGGATCGCCGTGTTGTTTGCTTCTGCCGCGCTGCCACGCCCGCTCAATGCGGTTGTTGTTAAGAAGAACCGTATCGCAGTTACAAAAGGCGTATTGAAGGAGAACACAACACCAGCCTGATCATTACTGACGCTCACAGTTCCCCATTGCTCAATAGTCCCATCTGAATACTTAATCCATCCATTGGCAGTTGTGCCGCCGCTGGAAACGATACTGATTTTTGAATTCAGGGCGGTAGCCAAATTGGCATTATCAGTTGGAGATCCGACCAAACTTGAGAAGGAACCCTCTGGACTCCAGGCACCCCATGCACCGCCAATCATGCACCGAATCGCCCGGAGGTTGCTGGTAATGCCGAAGGCCTCCTGCGTCAGGTATGCCGCCGCACCATGCACGGATACCCTTATATAGATCGGGCCTGCTGAAAAGTTAGGCGGTCCATTTGTATACGTTGCATTAAGAGCATATAAGCCAGACCGTTGAATGGTATTGCAGTCGGTGCCGGCGCCCATGAGGATCGCGACACCTCCGTTCCACCCAGCGTGCCCAACTTGTAGAACTTCTCCTGCCGTTGAACTGGTTGCAGCAGCCTTTACTAAGCCAAGAGCTGTTTGTGCGGCAGCCGGCGTTTTACCGCCGGTGCCGCCTTGCGCCACGGAAAGCGCAGTCGTCAACGCGCTGAGGGAGGTGATATCACTGTTAGCGCCAGCCGATGCCTTGTTCGCAGCCGAGGCGGCTGCCGCCTCCGCCCTTGTTGCAGAGTTCCCCGCATTTGTTTCACTGGTTTTAGATGCGTTCTTGCTGGCCAAGGCCTCGCTCGCACTCTGCACTGCCTGATCTTTGGCGCTAGACGCTGTAGTCGCCGACGACGCAGCAGCATTCTTGCTCTGGGTCGCCGATGCCTCCAGCGTTGTTACCGAATCCTTGGAGGCGCTCGCAGAGGCAGCCGCCGCTTGAGCCAAGGCGACTTGTGCAGTCATATCCGTCGCGGTGGCTCCGATGACTTTGGTCGCGGCGCGCAACTGATCAGCCGAATCCTTGAGGTATCCCTGAAGCGGCGCCAAAGAGTACGTGCCACCCGAGGCCGTTACTCCCTGGTAATTCGGAGAGATCGACAACGCCGTGTCGCTGGCGATGTTCGTCACTTCGTACCATTTTCCGTCAGGACCACGGAAGCCATCACCTACCCGCGCATTCGCGATGAAGGATGTAGCGGCACCTAGAACGGCATTACTTCCAGCCGTTACAGAAACAGTGCCCGTCTTGTACCAGCCCATACTTTTCTCCAGGCAATAAAAAACCGCACTTGGCGGTTATTGATTTCTAGCAATTACGCCAATAGCTAAGAGATTGGCTTTGCGAAAACAACAGGTACATATAGGGAAGTTTGCAGATCTACACCGACTGCTTGAATTACGAGCCTGTCATTGTGGTACTCCCAAACGGCGTACATATTCCCCTGCCTGGACTCACTACCCGCAACATCCATCGCAATATTATTGAGCAGCATAAAATCCCCAGAGGCCAAGCTTGACGCAGCAGTCCAACTTAAGCGCGAAGTACCTTGCCCGGTCGAAGACGATCCGAGATACGCCCACCCGGTTATTGTTCTCGTAAATTGTGCGCATGGAGTTCCGCTGTCGAATAGCAGGTTTGAAGCTCCGTCCCATATGCGAAATCCAAACTTCGCCGTGGGCTCTGATTTGAACGCCGCAGAAAACCATTTACCAGAAGTTCCCTGGCCTGCGATCCCGGCAAATGAAAAACCGGTCCAAGCACCTGCGGAACCCTGAACCACGCAAAAACACATTGTGTTGGATTGATCCGGCCTCACAAAAACAAGAGGCGGCTCGGCTGTTGTAACGGCTTTAGCGAACGGGACATACACGCCTGAACCGTTACCATTCCAAGTACCCTGTTGCAGAACCACCAGGCGCGCAAACTCTGAATCAAGCGTTACAACGTCGTTATTGTTTGTGAAAGTTACACCGAAATTCATCAGCGATACCTCATAACTAGCAGCCGCTGAGGTGCAAGCCCGAGAGGCCCGGTTGATGTCGAGGGGTTGCCGAAATAAATAACCACTCCGCCCGCGACAATGATTGGGGTGTATTGAATGGCATAGTTGCTCTGCCCAGACGTATCGTATGCGGCAATGGGAATACAGACGGCGGAATGTGTAGCTGGATCTACACCTGGAATTGATATGTAGCGGGTTCGACCAGGTGCCGGAACACCAGCCTGCACAATTTCCGAGTAAGCGATCCGCACAGTAAACGAGTTTTCATCAAGCTCAAGGAGGCCGGTCGGCCCCCACACTCTTACCCCATAGGTCATGCGGAAAGATCCCCCCACTGGTAACGCTTGGCGTCGTTCTCGTCATATACCTTGCCGCCGCGGTTGTTGATCGTTTGGCGTCCGCCCACACCGACGGTACTGTTCAACTCAAACTCGCCTGTCACGAAGTTGATCATCAGCCCGGTTTTTCCAGGAACATAGTTCGCCGACTGAATGCTCTGGGTGAGCTTTGCCACGCCAATGGACGCGTCCTGGATAAACGCCGATCGGATGAAGGTCTGCCCCCCCGTAATCGCGAAGAACAACTCGGGGTTTTGAGCGTTGGTGTTCATCACTGCAAACGTGTCAGCTCTGACGACAAAGTTGGATGTCGTACCGCCAGGCCCAGTTTCTAGGCCCAATGCGAATCCAGCTGCATACCGCTGACCGCTCGAGGAAAGCTCCATCTTCACTGACCAGATGGTGGAGAGCTTGCCGTCGGTGCTGACTTGAGCCTGACTCACGGTTTGAATCGCCGCGGAGTTATCGCCGAGTTGCACGCCTATCTGCTGGATCGCCTGGGCGGTGGCCTGGCGATCCGTGACCACTACGCTTTCCAGATCAGTCACAGTGCCAGCGACATCGCCCACCGATGCGGTGAGTTCGGTCTGGCGCTGGACCATTGCCTCGTTCTGCGATGCGCGAGTCTTCACCTCCTGCGCGAAACTCGCCGAGGCGTTGTAGCCCTGGAGCGCATCATTAAGATCGCCCTCCCCCGTGTCATCCCGATAGGCAGACTGCAACGCCTGAAGGCTCGACGCGTTCGCCGTTACCACACCGTCCAACTCGGTGATGCTAGTCGTGTTGATCTCAACCTGGCGTGCCAGGCCGTTGGCCGTGACTACAGCTTGGCCAACGTCAGACCAGAAGGCCACATTAGGCGGCGGGGTATCGACAGGCACCGGGCCAAGGGCCTGATAGATGCGCTTGCCGACGACTACCAAGTCACCTTCCAGATACACGGCCTGAGGGTCGTAGGCCTTCAGGCCATCAAGAGCATCAAGCTGCGCCTGAAGGCCTGGGATCTTGTCGATCTCGTCGTTGATGTCCTGTCCAAGCTCCGTGCGGCCGACCTGGCCTTTGATCAGTTCCAGCACCGGCGCCGCATCAGAGCTGGCCTGGCCCATAACGCCGTTGCCAACCGGATAGAACGGGCCGACGTTGCCGGTGCGATCTACCAGGCGCGCCCAGAAAAACAGGGTGGCGCCGGCCAACAGCGACTGCATGCGGTAATCGGCCTGGGGATGCGCCAGGTCGGCAAGCTTGGTGGCCACCGACAGATCATTGGCCGGCCCATACCACAACTCGGTGCGCTGGGTGTCCTCTGCACCTGGTGGGAAACCCCACTTGATGCTGATGCCGAACAACTCGCTGGTGGTGGTCAGAAACGCCACCGCCGGCGGCAGGCCCACTTTCCCTTCCAAATTGGTCAGGTTGGAGCTTTTCCAGATCGACGATATTTCAAACGCGCTCACCGAGCGCACGCGGGCAACGTAAGCGCCTGAGTAGATACCCGTGACGTCCACGCTTGTCGCGCCCGTGCGCTGCAGCTTGATCCAGTTGCCGCTGTCCTTCCGCCACTCCACGTCATACGCGACTGCGCCACTCACGGCAGGCCATGAGATGTTCATGGTGCTGATCGCGATACCCTGGTTCACGGCATAGCTCGACGTCAGCGTGACGCTGGCCGGCGCCGGAACCACGGTGATCGGCACAACACTGATTGGCCGCTCTTCAAGCCGGGCGCCGGTGTCGATGTGATCGAACTTGCTCGGGTCGTACTGAACGGCCGAGATTTC